TCTCTTTATACAAAAAAACACGAAGCTATTAAGACTTGTGTTTTATTAAATTATCAATGGGAGCTATTCTTTGGAAATGGAGCAAAAGAAGAAAAACCATTCAAAGTTTATTGCGTAGAATCAGAGCCAATGGAGGTAACTAGTGACTAACCTATTGCTTATGGCTACACATTTATGAACTTAATAGACTTAAGGCTTGACTTTTCAAGTCTTTTTTGTTATTATATACTAAAGGAGAAAAAAATGACTAACATATTTGATAAAGTGCAGACAGCTAAGCACTTAAAAGAGCGAGAAGACTTAATAAATTTAAAAGATGACTGGCTTATTGATACTTTAATGCCAAGTTCGCAAGCTGGAATACTTGTAGCACCGTTTAAGTCGTTTAAAAGCTCTCTAGCAATGCACATGGCGTTGATGGTGTCGCAAGGGTTACCTTTTTTTGGTTATGATACAAAGCGTAGTAAGACACTATACATCGACAATGAGGACACAGACAGAGAACTAAACAAAAGGCTCAGAAATAAAGACACTGCGCCAGAAGACTTGCATTTCTTAACAGGTGGCGAGTTTATGCTTGATGATTCACACCACATGAATTTATTGTATGAGTACATCAAAGAAAATGATATCAAGTTCGTTATTTTAGACAACCTTATGACAATGCTAAGAGATGGCGATATTATCTACAGTAAAGACTTTGAACCAATGCTTAGAAGAATTACACGGCTTAAATTACTTTTCCAAGATGTCACTTTCTTGTTAGTAGCTCATGCAAACAAATCAGCTTATGCAAACTCAATGGACGATAAAACCTATATTGTAAAGCCTAGTGACGCCTTAGGTGGTTCTACTCTTACAGCTTGGGCAGAGTTTATGTTAATGCTAAGCCCTAAACGTGGCAAGCATAACGACTTCTCTAAGTTAACAGTAAAAGCGCGTGGTTACCAGTTTGATGATGATTTAAACTTTTCTTACGTTGATTCAGTATTTACTTGTGTCAATAAATCTAAAAAAGAACCAGATAGCGAACTAGTTGAAAAAGTCAAACAGGAAACTCCATTAGAAACGACGAAAGAATCAGCACAGGCTTTCTTAGACTTAGCTAAAGAGCAAGGAAAGGTAATAGAAAATGAGTGATAAAAAATACGTTGTTTACTATCACGAAAAAGTAAATGAATACTTCTATGACTATTATTCAAGGTTTAATATGAATGAACAATATTCAAAACCTGTTTTATATAGTGATGACTTCCAATTAATAGAAAGAGCAAAAAATGAACTCAATGAACGTCTACAAGAACAAAGCTATTAAATTACACGCCGAAGTTTACGGTTGGCTGTATCGTGCGTTAGATGAAATGGTAAAAGCAGAATGGCACAATGACGAGCTTTTCAAAGTATGGCTTGGTCGTGCTGAATTTCTAGTCAGACAGTCTAAGAAATTGCATACAGCTTGCGAAAATGATTATTCTAAACGTGCATTGATTAAAGCATTGCAATTAAAAGCAGAAATAAATAAAAAAATGATATCTAATGCTTGACAATAAAAAATAACTTTGATATAATAGTCTTATAGAAATAAAGGAGAACTAATGATAACATCTTTTAAAGAACTAGCTGAAAGGCGAAGAATTACTTTAAATTATCACAAAAAAAATAGTCAACAGTATATCAACAGTTTAAATTACTTTGAATACACTAGAATGTACTTCGAGAAAAATGGCTTTCCTGAAGATAATAGACGAGTTTATCAAAGCGGTAAGCGAAAAGGCCAAAAGGTTGGCTGGACTGATAAAGAGGAAAAGCAACAGAAGGAAGATATTAGGAAATTTATTTATGAAAAGCAATTACAAAAGTTTAAAAGCAGAAGAAAAAGCTAGTAAACACTATGCTAGAAACGTTAGAAAGCTGTCTAAAGAGCTTGAAGAGATGAACGAAGTAAAGTATAGGGCTGGCCCTAACGAGTGTCTGTATGGCCTAATAAATGACTTGTGGAACTATTGGGACGACGGATATATTTTACCAATGCTTAAGTATAATATTGAAATTACAAGGCAAGGCGATGTATTCACTGTGGAAAGAGGAGAAAATGGAAGCAATTAACATTAAGTTTGACGAAAAACAGCTCGAAGAAGTTGTGAAAAAAATTACTGAAGAACTTAAAAACCAACGTTTGAAAGAAGAGGTTGTCTATAAATGAGCGTATTTGAAACCTTAAGCATCATTAATGTTAATGACAAAAAAAGTAGTCTGAGGTAAAAAAAGTTTATCCTGAAGCAAATAGTAAAGTTTATGAAAATGAGCAAGGTTTAAACTATCATACAGACGGTCGTACAGCATGGGTTAAGGTTGGTATGACTATTGAGGGTTTAGAGCATATCGAATACCTTCCTGTGATGGACTATCGTAATCAATCTATCCCGCTTGAAAAAGTGACTTCAATGGATGTTAACAAAGCCATTCAACGCGGACTAGTTAAGGCAATTGCTCGTCATGGTTTAGGGCTATACATCTACGCAAATGAAGACCTTCCTGACATGACAGAAGAGCAGAAAGAATTGGAAGCTGAAAAGCAACGACTTCGTGAAATTCAACCACTTATCAAACGAGCTGAACAGCTAGGATATGAAAACATTGAGAACTTGAAAACAAAGACAAAAAAAGAAATCTTTGATATCATGACAATTTGGAAAGCACAGCAAGAAGCGAAAAAAGGAGAATAATTAAATGGCAATTATCACAGTTACAACGCAAGTAAACGAAAAAAACACACGTACAGTAAGCACAGCAAAAGGCGATAAGAAAATTATTTCAGTTCCTTTGTTTGAAAAAGAAAAGGGTTCTAACGTAAAAGTTGCTTACGGTTCAGCGTTCTTGCCTGACTTCATTCAATTAGGTGACGTCGTAACGATCAGCGGTCGCGTACAAGCTAAGGAATCAGGCGAATACGTAAATTACAACTTTGTTTTCCCAACAGTTGAAAAAGTATTTATCTCTAATGATAGTCAAGCACAAGCTAAGCAAGACTTATTTGGTGGTTCTGAACCGATTGAAGTTAATGAATCGGAACTACCTTTCTAGAAAGTAGGTTACATGTACACAGCGGAAGAGAGAGAGCAAATTATCGACATCGTGGATAAGATGAGCTTACTTAAACAAGACTTTGACGGAGCTTTCACTTGGATCAAGGAAAATGTATCAATGCCATTTGACTTTGACGGAGAACAGCAATTCATATCAGACTTGAAACAGTTAGTTAAAATTAACGCTTTGAAGTTTGGTAAAATATATGAAGGAGTATTAAATTGACAACACTACGAGAATTACACAAAAAACTTAAAATCAAACAAACACTTGATAACTACGTAAGAAACACAAATAAAAAATACAAGCATAATTTTGTAGCTGATGAAATTCTTGGCGAGGGAATGGCTAAACTGATTGAGCTTAATACACAAGGCAAACTTGGAAGACATGCACAGCAAATTGCTTACATCAACCATAACTTGAGCTTGCAGCGACAAAAGGAACAACTGGAACAAGCTAACGAACGACTTGCTAAACGTGCTGAGAAAGCCCAAAAATTGCTTGACACGGAACTTCTGAAAGATAGTTACATCGAAACACTCGAAATGTTTAGTAAATACCATTCAGCAAAATATAATATGTGGGACGAACCAGAAACTCCAACTAAAGTGATTGAGTTCATGGAAAAGAACGGTGTGAAGCAAGGTAAATGGCTACGTCATGAAGGAGTTGACGCTTGGTTTAAGGAACGAATCATCTGGTTCAAAAATAAATTGAAAGAAAAATAACATCATATAAGACTTTAGGCTTTGCAGCTTAGAGTTTTTTTTGTTATAATCAATATATAAAGTTAAGAAAGAGAGTTACAACAATGGAATTAAAACAATGCGTAACCTGTGGGGCTTCAAGTTTCACTAATGGTAAATGTGATTATTGTGGCAATCATTATGAAACGGAAACTATTTTTGAGGAGCAAAAAGAACAAGAAACAACTTATACAGAACTTAGGTTTCAAGAAACTCATGCTGGTAAATTAATACTTAAAATCATGATCTATACTTTAGTATCTATTATTTGGTTTGCTGTAACTGTATTTATTCCACCGCTATTTATAATAACAATTATTTTATTAGTGGTTTATCGTGCTTTTCGCTTGATAATTAAAAAGAAATAGCTTATAATAGTATATAATTAAACTAGAAAGGTGACAATGAAAAGAAAATATTTTAATGATAAAAGATATTGCCATTGCTTCGATATTCCAACGAGTGACGGTTTAGGAGTTTGCAAAGGTTGTAGAGGATATAGAAACATCTGTTATAGTTGCGATCGCTGTTTACATTGTTGGTATGCATCGCAGGTTGAACTATTTACCGAATACAATGAACCTAAGTTGCTAGAACTTATAGAAAAATGGAATAAATTTTACCAAATTAGAAAGACAAGGAATAGTGCTTAATTTAGACGAGAAGAAAATCAGAAAAGGTAGACCGATTGGACTACCGTACCAAGGGAGCAAGAAAAAGATAAGCAAGAAGATTATTGAAATTATCAAACAAAACTTTGGCACAGATAAGCCGATATACGACATCTTCGGAGGTGGTGGAGCAATTACAGCCGAATGTGTTTTAAATGGCTTAGAAGTGCATTATAATGACTTGGACAAGGATATAACCAACGCATTTGAACGAGTTATATCACAAGACCGTGAGTGGATAAAAACTCTTATTGTTTCACGTACGGAGTTTTTAGAGATTGAAGCGAAAGAAAACAAGACGACAGATGATTTTTTGAAGTTGCTAGTAAACTCTTTTGGTAATAATAAGTTGCGATATTTATACAACAAAGAAAAATCAGATTTGAAATATAATCTAGCTAAAGAAATTATCGAAAAGCATGACGTTTTTAGTGGTTATAAACAGACCGAAACATATAAGAGATCGATTGAAAAGTACAAACAACTTGAACAACTTCAAAAACTTAAACAACTTGAACAACTTCAACAACTTCAACAACTTGAACGACTCCAGCAATTAAATAAAATAAAAGCAACGAATAAAAGTTATCATGATTTTAGCGAAGTTTCTGGAGCTATATTATATCTTGATCCTCCTTATGAGGGTAGTTACCAAGAAAGTTATATCAATTCATTTGATAGTCAAGAGTTTTATAACTGGGCATTTGAAATAGCTAAGGCCAATATCGTGATAATTTCAAGTTATTCAATTTCAGATGAACGTTTTGAAGTTGTATATTCTTTTGATAAAGCACGTAGCACCATTCAAGGCGGAACAAGAAATGATAAATGTGAGAAATTATTTATGGTTAAGGGAGTTAATATTTGACAAAGTAAAAGCAATTTGATAGAATGTAGTTATAAATAGAGGAGGACAAAATGAAAGATACAGTAAAAACTTTAATGATAGCTGCAGGTGTCGGCTTTACACTTATCGCTATCACTTGGATAGGTATGCTTGCGACGTTGCTTATTGCATGGCTTGGAGGTAACATCTAATGAATTTTAAAGAAAATAAGCACTATGTCAACGAATACGGTGTAGAACTTAACGAATACTTGAAACATAATTTTAACTACGAAGAGCTTGTGGGCTGGAATACAATGCAGGTATTGAAGTATCTAGTGAGAGCTGGCAAGAAAGAGGGTGAAAGTTACGACAAAGACCGTAACAAGGCTTTAGACTATGCCAAAGAACTTGCTAACTTAAGTAACGAGAATGAGCTTACAGAATACACTACTGACGACATTATGGGCTTTATACAAGAACTAGCTGATGATTTTGAACGCTGGGAAGGAATAAAATAATTGATAATAAAGTTTATGCTTGACAGTATGAACTTTTTTTTATATAATAAATACATAGAGTTAAGAAAG